GTTACTGTTATTTTCATTTCTTTTTCTTTGTTGCTTTTGCAAAATAAACATCTCGATTTTCTTTTCGAGTACCTTTATAATGACACATGTGTTTCTTAAATCTTAAATCAAAATGGGCTTTGCCTGTATTTGGCGGACTAATATTTTGACCTACAATCTTATTTTCACTTTCGAGTTTTTCTAAACATGCATCAAATACATGACAGTCGAGCTGTGCTGGTAAGTTGTATATTTCGTCTGTGTTATAATACCATTCCCATAAGTCAAAAAACTCAGCACTGTTAGGGCTGTCTAAGTTAAAACTTAACCACCCGGTTTCTGTATATTTGTCAATACGTCCGAGATAACTTACAAACTTGTCGTCATCTAGATGACTACGTAAATAGTCTTCGCTAATGGGTGCAAGTATTTCTGTATCCGCATCAAGCCAAATCATTCTATCAGTCTTAACTTTACGACTAGCGTCAATTATACAATAGCTCTTGTAGCTAAACCTTACAGCGTCATAGTAAAATCCTTTAGTACCTTGAGGTACTATTCGACTGCTATTACGCTTTTTAAACTTTTTAAGTCCTTTAGATTCTTGTGGAAGAATATAGTTTTTCCAGTTTTCACTATCGTCAAATAAAGGCGTGTCAGTATATACTAATACATTGACATTTTTATCTAAATATTTTTCCAAACTAGTCATAAAGTATTTGGCATACACATCGTAATGTTGGTCTCCAAATGTTGTAACTATTGTTGTGGTATTACCAGCCAAAAATATAATCCTTTCGTACATTTGTTATTTCGCGAGCGCCAAATGATTTTAAATACATGCCGGCACATTCATTTGTATCAGCTTGTTGTTCGCATACAATAATAGGTTTATATTTTAATATTGTATCTATTGCACCTTGAAGAACTTCGAGTTCGTGTCTTTCACAATCAATTTTTAATAAACCAAACTTAGGTAAATCTAAATCATCCATACGCTTAATAGTAATGTTTCCAACACCAACTTTGCTAACAAAACTACCTCCAGTATTTTCACTATCGTAAATCATTTCTATTTTGTCATTTACATTACCTAAAGCATGTTTATATATTTCTACATTTAAGTTTTGTACATTACTTTCTAAACACATGTATACTTGTTCAAGAGGCTCAAATGCTATTACACGTTTAAACTTTTCTGTTAAAGGCTTTGCCCATAATCCAACATTGGCACCAACATCTACAGCAATATCAAAATCTGTGACATACTTATATGCTTCTTCTCTTACATCATCTTGATACTGCGGCGGCCCGCCGTTGTTAACACGTTTGGTTATTAGCCTTTCAAAATGCTCATCAGTACTAGGCATCCAATATTCATAAACTTGTTTCATAAAGATGCGTCTTCCATTCCTACTACTCTTAGCTTTACAATATTAGTTATCTGCCATTGTTTTTGGTCTAGAGCTTTTAAAACACCTAACCATTTGTTGCGTATTAATGCAAACTCGTTGATAATCTTTTCATAATCACATACGTCAACTTCACCGTCAACATACTTTTCAACGTCGCGACTTGACAATGCTCGCTGATAGTTTTCTAGATATTTTTTAAAAAAAGAACTACGCAACTTGCGTAGTTCAATGTTAAGGAATTCAAGTATGGCTTCAACTTCTTGTAGTTGATTAAAACGGTATTCAACAATACCTGGCATTTCAGCAGCAGCTTTTTCAATACTACCTTTTAACTTGACTTCAGAACGAGCTGTAATAAGCTCGTTCTCAAAGTGTTGTATTGCGTTGGGTATTTCCGATATGTCTCGACTAACTCGACTGTACCATCCCATTAGTCGTCCCACTCGTCTTCATCAGAATCTTCATCCTGATCTAGTTCTAGATAATACTGGATAGCAGTGTCAAGTCGTTTACTATTACCCATCATGCTCTGTAACTGAACTTCAGCCATTCCATAGTCAGCCAGCATATCAACATACCGCTCGGCTGCCATTTCGACATGTTTTTTATCTAAATATTCTTTAAACAAGTTCCATAAATCAGCTGCTATTTCTTCGTTCATTACTATTCCTCGATTACTTCCTGTGCATCTAACTCAGCTTCTTCTGCTGCTCTAACTGCTTCTTCTTCTGCTTTCGCGATATTTAGCAATTGTTCTTCTTTTGCAGGAAGATCTTCTATTACACGTTCTAGTAGTTCGCCTGTCCAACGCTTGCGAAACTCAAGGATCTCGTCGCCGTCACTAGTGATGTATTTGTAACGATTGCCTTGTTTCTCTAATAAGCCACGTGATTCAAACATATCAAATAATCCACTGTAAGGATCCATGCCTGTTTCATATGGAATCTCAACTTGTACACCTTCAAAGGGTTTATTGTAACGTGTTTTCATTACCTTACACGCTGCTCTAATACCATGTACTTGTGATGTTTTGTTGCCGTCTGCATCTACTTTAAGTTTAAGTTTCTTCATAGCAACAACCATTGAACTTGCATACACAAAGCCTGAACCACCTGAGATCTTATCATCCGGATCAAACATATCTTGCGATGCATATGTGTGGTTAGTAACGCACATACCTACATTGTAACTACCAAACATATTCACACAGTTAGTTACAAGTGCTTTTAGTGCTTTTGCCTTACGACCAAAGTCACCTTTCATGTCACCTGCTTCAAACTGACTAACTTCAGTTGGTGACATAAGCATACCCAACGAGTCAACTACAAACAACACCTTCGGGCGATCTTCTTCTGGCATGTCTTTGAGATCTGACATAAACGTACTAACAGTCTTACCTACATCGTCAATCATAGCCATATTAAGTTTTAAAATCTTTTCAGGTGATGTATCAACACCCAACGCCTGTAACCACGCTTCGTCTAGAGCGTTTTCACTGTCAATAAGAACAACAAAAATACCTTGCTCTTGTGCATACTTAACAATGTTACCTGATACAATATATGATTTGCCAGCACCACTTTCACCTGCAAATACACTTACTTTACCTAATGGAATACCCTTGCGGAAGTCTCCACTTAGTAAATAGTTTAAAGCATAGTTGCCTGTGCTAATCCAATCTGTAGGATCGTTAAAGCCTGCACTCATGCCTTTAATACTTTTTGTCAACGAGTTTCTAAACTTCGTTGGATCGAATGACTTATTTGCCATGTATTTCTCCTATTATAAAAAAGTAAAGGAAAGGGCCGAAGCCCTTTCTATTATTAACCTTGACGTGAACGAATCATTGCAAGAATATCTTGCGCTCCACCTGCTGTTTCAGTTGCTGGTTCTGCTGCTGGAGCAGGTTCTTGCCAACCAGTATCAGTTGTAGTTTCTGCTACTGGTGCAGCCGGAGCCGGAGTAGGTGTTGCTGCTGGAGCACTTTGACTTACAGCAGTTGCTTGTGGGCTCGCCGCTTTTTGCGGATCACCTGTACGTGCAGCCATGCCGCTTGGACGGAAATAGTTGCTCCAACGATCTGCATCATATGCTTCACCGTCTACTGACGCTTCAAACATTTCTGTTAAGATCTTAACACCAGCTTCGTCTGGTTTTTTAGGAAGGAAATCATTGAGATTAAACAAGCCGTGTGTGTTCACTGCTGCCATCTCTTGATCACCTAGTGGACGGTCTCTACGTGACCAGTTACTTGCACCATAATCAGCGTATCCACCTTTTGATCCTTTTGACAAACGGAAGTCTACACCAGCTGTATAGTCAGTTGGTAGTTCTTCCATATCTGGGTCCATAAGTGCTGCTTTGATTAGTTGGAAAATTTGTGGTCCAATAATAAAGCGACGGATTGGATTTTCTGGTGAATCTTCTTTGAGTGGATCTTCTGTTACAAATCCTTGGAAAATATACGAACGTTTCTTCCAATACTTACGACCCATGTCTTCAAGACTTGCATCTTTAAACCACCCACGTACTTCTTGTAGGATTGGACATGATTCGCCATACATTTCCATACATGGAACTTGTACTTGTACTGGACGTGAATCAGTTTCACCTTTTACGCCTGCAAAAGGAAGTTTGATCATCAAACGTTCTTTCCAAAAGAAAGTGTTGTCTTGATCGCCATCAGGAAGGAAACGTAGCGTTGCTTGCTCGCCTTCTTTCATATTCCAAAATGGGTAAATTGCGTTGTCGCCACCGCCTGTGCGTTGACCGCCTGCGCCGGCTTCTTGTTCTTTGAGCTTTGCTCGAATTTCTGCTAATGATGCCATAGTGCCTTTTCTCCTATATGTTATGCCTATGTTAGAACAACCAATGTTGCTCTTGTGCCTGTTTGTGTGTAGCACTATTACATACTACACTGTTAGTTATGACTTGTCAAGTATAAAATGACAAGTTTTATTAGAAGTTAGCTGATTATTTTAAACCAGCCAACTCCTGAATTCTTGTAAAGTCTGACATCTTACGTGCCTGGTATTTTTCAAATACTTGACCTAGACGTTCTATGAACTGACTTGCTGGTTTGATGAATTTATCACCATATGATTTTTCAACCATTGTTAACACAGCAGTTTCGCCTTTTGGAAATACACCTTGTTGCCTATCGTAGTAACTTAGTATAAACTCGCCTAATGGTGTTTTTTCTTTTTCGATTACAATATCATCTTCGTCCGAATCTGGATGATCTATTTCGTCGCCTGGTTCTGCGCCATTCATTTTGGCTTTTCTTACAGCGTGTGCATATGCGTTGCCTTCGTCAGTATCATCATCAGTTAATACTGATACCATATCGTCGCCATTGCGTAGACCGCCTTTTTTGATTTTTACATTTTCTTTACCAAACTTTGCTATTGCAAGTTCTGGATCCATTGAAGTTTGTTTCCAACGCATTTCACCTTCTACTTGCGCACTAAAGTTATCTGAAAACTGACCTAACATTTTATCAAATGCTGCATCAATAGCTGATTCGGTATTCATACCTGTGCCTCTAGTTGCACCTGGTGTTGTTGGACTTGCGCCGATATCAACAGTTGGTGCTAACTTGTAAACAAATCCACCTTGTACTGGATGTATGGTATAATCTTCGCCTTTTTCAAATCGTGTTTTAACTTGACCCGGCTGTGCTGACATTTCTTCTTCAGCAGCTTGAACTGCTTGTGCTGGTGTATCATAAACTTGTGGTCTTGCACGTGGACGAAGCGATGTTGCAGGTGCATCAGCTTCTGCAATCAAATCATCAAAGTGTAGTTCGTCTGCTTGTGTTGCTTCGCCTACTAGTTTATAGATATACGGAAATACATCTTTTAAATCTTCATTAAACTGTTTGATAGTAAGTTGATCAATCCAGTTACTAGCAACATCAGCAGGAACTTCAGATTCTTCTATAACTACAAATTCTTCAAGTGCTTCTTTGTACATTGTAGGTTTTTGTAGTGTTTGTATTCTTTTCTTGACTGTAGTAATACGTTCATTTACTGTACCCATGTGTTCTGCTAGACTTTCAGCCATTACACTACTACGACCCATGTAAGTTTTGAACTTGCGGAGATTTGAAAGTTCTTCACTTAGGCTTGTAATATGTTTGCCAAAGTCATCGTAAGGATGACCACCTTCACTAACATGAATAGCCATTGCTCTTGCACCACTAAGATGTTTAAACGGATATTTAAATTTTTCACCTTGTGAGTTTTCAATAAAAAGAGATCCTATCTTTTTATTTCTACTTTCACCTTCGATAATATTACCTGTGTGTTTTATTGAAAGTTTAGCACTTCCAAACTTTTGAAAGCTAGTTTTGTGAGTGCCATACATTTTTGACTCTGCCATTTGTGTTTCTCCGCGATTTACTGCCATGCTTGCATAATCTCTTTTTGTAAAGTTAGTTCTGTTAATATCTCTAACTTCAAAATTTAATAAACGTTTTTTTGAAAACATTCGCATTTGTTTTAAAAAGTTAAACCAGTCTTTAGTTTCTTCATCTCCAACTTCTTCTGTAAAGTCTTTGTTGTACATTATAGTTACGCCAGATTTTTCATCTAGTGAAACGCTTACTTTACCCAAGTTAGTGTTTTGACTTTTAAAATCAAATTCGTAAAATCTTGCAAGACTAGGAGCACTTGTTAAATTTCCTTCTGCGTCACCTGTAGTAACGCTGGAATAACGGCCTCTAATCTCATTAAAAAGTTGTTCTGCTACTGTATCTAAATTTCTCATTGTATACTATTTATCAATAACTGCTACTAACAAAGATCGGCATTGGCATTTCATAATCCTCATCTGCTTCAATCTGATTAAATGTTTCATACACTGTTGGATCCCAGTCTTTCATTACACTCATAATTCGTAATGTTAATAATAAACTACTAACTAGATCATCATGGTGTCCGGGCTTTGCTTGAAAACTACTACCTGATGCAATGTATGCTTTTAGTTCACTAATCAATGCTTTGCTGTTTAAAGTAAGTTTGTTACTCTCAACCATTGTTTTAAGTCTAGCACATGCTGTAGTTTTACTGCTGTGTGTTGTATTAAATCCCTTACGAAACTTTCTTACGTGTCCTTTTTTCATAGGCTCACTTATAAACAATCCTGGAATATTCTCTTCACCAAAATCATTGATAACAAGCAAACATGCTTCACCTATTCCATTGTTTTCCACACTCCAGTATATGTTGTTAGTAGATTTTGTTTCTGTTTCGATATATTTGCATACGTCAGCAAGTACTCTAACTTGCCCCGGTATAGCTGTAAGATTATGTTGCCATTCTCCTACTTGTTCATATCCAGGAAGTTCTA